CAGTATTTATACCAACAATTAATGGTCAAAAACTATTTGAATTAATTACATCACTTACAAAAGTATTATCAGGGTTACCACAATTACCTACATCTAATCCTAAAGCATTAAAAGATATCGCTGAAGGAACAGCAGATATTGTAAGACAAGTAAAAAATAAAGAATTTTTAAATATGCAAGTAATGGCGGCAGATCCAAATTTTAAATTACCAGATTTACCTAAGATACCAGAAATGCCAGAAATACCTAAAGTAGAATTACCTGAAATACCAAAACCAGATATATCAAATATAGATGTTGATATGGAAAAATTAGAAACATTAGAAAAAATAAAAAACCTGTAAGGAGTTAATTATGACTAAGCAAGAGTTACAAAAAATCATACAAGAAGCAGTTCGTAGAGAAGTTAAAAAAGAAATAAAAAAGATATTTATAAAAGAGGAGACTAATACTCAGTTAAAAGATATAACTCCACGGATTTCAAAACCAAAAAAAGAAAAACAGTTCACTAAAAATAAATCTTTAAATAGTGTCTTAAATGAAACTGTTGGTTTAATTAAATCACAAAAACAAAAAGGTGAATATCCAACTATGGGTGGTGGAACTTTTGATACTTCACGTATGAGTGAACTTATGGGTTACGGCAAATCAGAAGAGGTACAAAGAGATATGGTAGCTGTAGATACACTTCAAAAAGCAGGTAAATCATTAGAAGAAGTTCCTGAACACGTAACAAATGCTTTAACAAGAGATTATAGTGGTTTAATGAAAGCTATGAATAAAAAAGGATAATGTAAATGGCTTCAAGTGCTAAAGAATTAGATTTAAATCCAGATGCTTATATAGGATTAACATATCCTATTAGAAAAGGCACTAATACAGATTTTGAATTAACGAAAACTACGTATGAACAAGCAGAATATAATTTAAAAAATTTGCTTTTAACTCAACGAGGAGAAAGACCATTCCAACCTGAGTTTGGTACTAATTTAAGAAGAATTTGTTTTGAACAAGTAGATGAAAATTTAATTGAAGCAATTGAGTTAGATGTTAATAATACAGTTGAACAATGGCTACCCTATATCATTATAAACGAAATAGAAGTTTTAACTGATGATGGAGATAAAAGCAAAATTTACGTGCAGATAAAGTACTCAATTACTATTGAATCATTTAAAGAAAATACTGTATTAGTAGCATTTGATTCAATAACTTAAATAGGAAATATAAATGGCTCGAACAAGTATAAAAAAGAACATGGTTAAAGAAGTAAATTATCTTAATAAAGATTTTAGTGATTTTAGAGATAATCTTATAGAATTTGCTAAACAATATTTTCCAAACACTTATAATGACTTCAATGAAGCTTCACCTGGTATGATGTTTATAGAAATGGCAGCATATGTTGGTGATGTACTTTCTTATTATATAGATTCTCAGTTTAGAGAATCATTGTTAGCATATGCAGAAGAAAAACGAAATGTTTATAATGTGGCACAATCATTTGGTTATAAACCAAAAGTTACTTCACCAGCTACAGCAGTGTTAGATGTATTTCAAACAATTCCTGCGGTAAATAATAAACCAGATTATAGATATGCATTAAATGTGAAAGCTGGAATGACTGTAAAATCAAATGAAGGTGGAACAACATTTAGAACATTAGAAGATTGTAATTTTAAATTTACAAGTTCATATAGTCCGCGTGAAACTACTATATACGAAAAAGATGGCTCTACACCAACAAAATTTTTATTAAAGAAAAAAGTTAAAGTAGAAAGTGGTACAATAGTTTCAGAAACTTTTAATTTTACTTCAGCAGAAAAATATTCACAAGTTAAATTATCTAATACAGATATTATAGAAATAATTTCAGTAACAGATAGTGATAATAATAAATGGTATGAAGTAGATTCTTTAGCTAGAGATACAATATTTGAGGATATGGAAAATAATTCAACCAATGACCCAACATCAGTTATCAATGCAGATACTGCTCCATATATTTTGAAATTAAAGAAAACTTCTCGTAGGTTTACTACATATATAGATGAGAAAGATAAAACAATATTACGATTTGGCGCCGGCACATCAGATAATCCAGATGAAGAAATTATACCAAATCCAGATAGTGTTGGTTCTACATTACCAGGAAGTCCATCATATTTAACGAAAGCATTTGACCCTTCAAATTTTTTAAAAACGAAAGCTTTTGGGTTAGCACCATCTAATACAACACTTACAGTTAAATATGCACATGGTGGAGGTATTAATGATAATGCTAACGCAAATAGTATTGTAGAGGTATCAAGTGTAAGTTTTGATATACAAGATGCATTATTGTCCGCAACATTAGTACAAAGTGCTAAAGATTCGTTAGCAGTTACAAATCCATTACCAGCTACTGGTGGATCTGCTGGACAAAGTATTAGAGAAGTTCGTGAAAGTGCACTTGCATATTATCAAGCACAACAAAGAGCTGTTACTAAAGATGATTACATTGTAAGAACTTATTCGCTACCAGCCAAGTATGGTAATATAGCTAAAGCATTTATGGTACAAGATGATCAACTTAATGAATCTTTAGGTTTAACAAATCAAAACAGTTTGATTACATCGGATGATGTTGGTAAAACAATCAAATCAGTTTCGGTAAGAATACCAAATCCATTAGCAATGAATTTATACACTCTTGGATATAACGCAAATAAAAATTTAGCACCGTTAAATCAAACAGTAAAACAAAATTTAAAAACTTATATATCACAATATAGATTGGCAACAGATGCAATTAATATTAAAGATGCTTATATTATAAACATCTCAGTTAATTTTGCAATTTTAACAAAACTTGGATTTAACAAGAATGATGTACTTCTTAGATGTATAGCCTCAATTAAAGATTTCTTTGATATAGATAGGTGGCAAATTGGTCAACCAATAATATTATCAGATATAGCATACGAATTGTCATTAGTTGACGGGGTTGCTTCAGTAGTAGCACCAAAGGAAAATAATACTACGCCACCCCAAACAATTGTAATTGAAAATAAATATAAAATACAAGACGGGTATTCAGGTAATTTTTATGACATTAATAGTGGATTGATAGAAAATATATTATATCCAGCGTTAGATCCGAGTATTTTTGAAATTAAATTCCCTAATTCAGATATTCAAGGTAGAGTTTTAGGTGATAATTTAGGTATAGTGGAGTAAATAGATGCATTATTTTTTATTCGCAGATAAGGATACAACAATTTATCAAGCTAGTAGTAGTTTAAATGCTGGTTTAGATGAAATATTAGAAGTAAGAAAAGATATTAGTGATACTGGAGCAATAGTAAACGCTTCTAGGATTTTAATAAAGTTCGATTTAAGTTATATTTCTAGTTCGATAGTATCCAATCTAATACCAACACCAAGTACAACTAGTAGATGGGGTTCAAGATATTATTTAAATTTATATGATGCTCGTTCAAGTAATTTAGCAGTTTCTCAAAGTTTGTACGCTCATCCAATAAGTGGTTCTTGGACAATGGGAGAAGGTCATACATATGATGATCCAATATCTAAAGAAGGAGCAAGTTGGATATATAGACATGGTAAAGTTAATGGAAAACTTTGGCTTAATACAGTTAGTGCATCTGGAGGTCAATGGTATTCTGGTAGTGGATATGAGGGTAACTTTGGATTTAATCATAAGACTTCAGATATGAGGATGGAAGTAACTGATATTGTTAATGCTTGGTTAAGTGGTTCGATTTCAAATGAAGGATTTATGATTAAACGAAGTGGTAGTATATCTAATGCAAATACTGGAAGTGATGAAGGCAGTACAGATAGATTTGGTAATTTTTCTTTCTTTTCATCAGATACTCATACTAAATATCCACCAACTTTAGAAGTTGTGTGGGACGATTCCAAATGGAATACAGGTTCATTATCACCATTAACACAAACTAATTTAGAGGACATGGTTCTTTATATGAAAGGACTGAGACCAGAATATAAAGAAAAGTCGAAAGCTCGTTTTAGAGTTGTTGGGCGTGAAAGGTTTCCAGATAAAACCTATTCAACAACACCATCTAATTTAACTGTAAAATATTTACCAAGTGGTTCTTCATATTATTCAATTGCAGATGCTGAAACTAATGATGTCGTAGTTCCTTTTGGTACTGGTTCATTATTAAGTTGTGATTCAACTGGTAATTATTTTAATCTCTGGTTAGATGGATACCAACCTGAAAGATACTATACTCTTAGATATAGAGTAGTAAGTGGTAGTGGTACGAGTGATGAAACAGACCAATACTTTGACGAAGGATTTACATTTAAGGTAACCTTATAATGCCTTACACAAAACAAGAATTGGAAAATGTTGATTTCTATAAAGATTTTATCTCAAAGTTAAGAGATGTATATCTTACTAATATGAAAGACTTGTCAGAAGTCAATTTTAGAAAAGATGGTGTGTTATATTCATTCGAAGATATATTTACTGGATTGGGAATTGAAGATGCAGATGTGAATCATAGCTTGTATTCATTTTTATATGATGGAAATGTAGAGACTGATAAAAGACAAAATCAATTTACAGTAAATAGGCTTTCATTAAAAAAGTATATTAAAAATAGTAATTTAGAAAAAATTATAGACAGAAGCATATCAGAATTATCAGAATCACAATTTGCGGATACATTACCAGATGGAATTGTGAATGGTGATGCAGTAACAAATAATATAACAACAGATACTAGAAAATGGCGAATAGAGAATAATCAAAAAAGAATTTTTTCGGATAACGCCTCGTTTTATGGAACGGGTGGTAACTATACAGACTTAAAGACACTTACAGTTGCTGAACTTGATAGAATACCAGATGGAGAACCTGTAGACTAATGAGTAGATTAAATAAAACCGATTTAGAACTTTTACAAACTGGACAAAATATTGATCTAACTAGTATTGACTATGCATATTTAGGGGGAGAGTTTGCTACTAATCCTAATGATTACGTTGAAGTTTTAATATATGATAAAAATGAAAATTTTTTAGAAAGTGCTGTAGTTGATAGTTCAGATTATATTATTGAAGGGGCGGAAAAAATAAGATTAAAAACAGGCACTATATTAAGAAAGATGGGTTATGAAAAAGGTCGTTATATTGTAAAATATAATTTTTTAAGAAAAGTTGCCGGTTCATATGAAAATATATTAGTTGATGCAAATAATGAGAGATATATTGGAGAGTTTGACCCAAATAATGAAGCAGATATAGCTAGAATTGGTGATGATTTATTTATAAAAGAATATAAATACTATATACATGAAATATCACCAAGTAAACTAGAAGTAAGATTAGCAGTTGATACAATTAAAGAAAAAGATAATAATCAACGATATTTACGTGATTTTTTTAATATGCAAAGAACATTTAAAAGAGTTGCATCACTTGGAAATGATAACTTAGGTTTAAAATTTGTAAACCCATTGAAAAATGATGGTAATTTAGAAAATAGTCTTGAATTGGAATTTGTAAATTCAGGTAATACGTTTCCTCAGGAAATGAAAGGTGGAACGATAAATTTAAATAAAGCATTTGTTACTAAAATAATTACACCTGAACCTCCTGCAGTACAAGGTTCTGGTACAGACCCATTTGAAGAAATAGATAGCGATACATTAGTTGCAAGATTTGCTGTAACTAATTTAGACCAAGCAAAAGTTGAAAGAAGTGGAGACGCAAGTTTATGGGATTTATGGAATACATTTAAAGGAACAAAAATGGATACGTCTATTGATGCTTTATCAAACATAAGTGTAAGTACTGAAGACGGTGAACAAGTACGAAATATTTATTCACTACCTCCTAATCTTGGAACATTTGAATTTGATGAGGGAAGTGGTAGTCCTCAAACTGTTGAAATTTCAAGTATATCAAGTAGACCTGATGGTTCGACAGCTACATATGTGTGGACAGTATTTGGGTATGACCAAGATAGTAGATGGCAAGGACGTATACATTGGCGAGATGCAGCAGTAGTAAAGTCAGGTGACAATGAAGGTGATTTTACTATTAGAGGTGGAGGATTAGATGGAACACCAGTATCTACTAAAACGTGGACAGATCATAATGTAACAAATAACGCGGGTAGTAAAATAGCAATAGAAATGCATAGTAATGATTTACGTCTAGGTGTACATTTAGCAATTACAAATGATGTTGGCCAATCAGATGAAATTGTAATACCAGCATTTCTTACAACACAAAGGTAAAAAATGGCTTTCAAAGAATTACCATTAAATAGTAGATTATTAGAACAATTTGATACAGAACTCGCATCAGAAGTGGAGGGTTATAATCCAAATGTTCAAGCAATGGAATTTGGAGAGTATGAAACTACAGAAATTCTAAAAGGAGTTGAAACTTCATTTGGAAAATATTACACACGACCAGATAGTACACTTGTATTTAATTTTGATGATCCTACTGACCAAAAATACCAAGGAACTGGATATACTGGTAATATATGGTTTAACATAAAAAAAGCAAATTCAAATGTTATAGTTGATATGCAGGATGCGTATACAGACGTATTAGCTGCTTTAGGAGGACAATTTTTTACTGTAGATTTGAGTACTCATGATATTAGTGTTGGTGATGTATTAATAGTAGAATTATATTATGAGAAAACTGTGTACCAATCAGGTGATGGCAGTGATATGTGGGAAGATTATGTTCCTATATATGACATAGAACTTAATGTTATAGATGAAACAGCAACAGAAGTTGGGCAGATAATTTACGCCCCTTATGTAGCTAGAATAGACGACATTTATGGTAATATAATAAAAGTTAATCAAAGTTGGGCAGATTTTAAAAATAAATTACCTAATGAAATTGAAGGTTCAGAGTTTGAAGCAAGCCCATCTAACGTTTTTAATGATTGGTCAATAGGATATAAATCAAATGATAAAAGAGATTTATATACTTATTTACATTTTGGTGGTGACCAAATGCATTTAGTTACAAATATAAAAACCGATAATATAAATTTTCCTAAATTACCATATTCTACAGTTTTTAAATTATATGAACCATTATCAGATGATATAGAAGAAAAAGATAAAGTTCATATAGTAAGAGAAATATTACCACAAAAAACAGAAGTAGTTGAATTAGTAGGATATAATCAGGAAGAGGAAGAAGTTTTAGTTTTAAAAGTACCTGATTCTGTACAAGTAGATTCACCGATAAGTAAAAGAACTACTGAGTTACAGAATTATAGTGATTTAATTACTACAGATTCAAAATTACAAAATGAAATAGTAGATAAGTTTATAAGTGGTAGTAATAATCCAGCTGACTTAAATATAGAGTATACTAATTTTGAAAATTTTGTAAATTTTTCATCTGCAGAAAAAAGACTAAAAAACTTTAAATATAAAGTTCAACAAATAGAAGCTCACACTGCAAAAAGTGCTTCTTATGCATCAACTACTAATGGTGCAAATGATGCATTGATTTATGAAAATAAAATAAGAAATATTAAGAATAATTTTGATGGTTATGAAACGTATTTATATAACGTAAGTTCATCATATGTGTCAAGTTCACTAGGTGAATTTTCAGATGCATCGTGGCCAAAGACAGGTACTGGTACTTATGCAGATCCATTTAAACCAATTTCATCTTCTAATACTTTATTTACTACTTGGTATGGTTCAAAAAAATCACAAATAGGCCAAGTTTATACAGCTTCACTTTATGATAGAGACAATCAAAATAGATTAGTTAATATATTACCACCTCACGTTAAAGAAAATACTGAAAATAATAAATTTTTAGATTTCATTGATATGGTAGGACAACACTTTGATGAACTTTGGGTTTATGTAAAAGCATTAGCAGATATAACAGATAGACAAAATGATTTAACAAAAGGGTTTTCAGATGATTTAATATTTAATTTAGCTAAATCTCTTGGATGGGATGTACAAGATGGAAAAGATTTATTAGATTTAAGTAGAGTAGGTTTTGGACAAAAATTAAGTGGCACTACATATTCACTTTACACATCAGGTTCACTATCATCACCGCCTGAAGGAGATATTTCAAAAGAGATAACTAAAAGATTAATAGGAAGTATGCCATATTTGTTAAAGTCTAAAGGTACAGTTGGTGCGTTAAAGGGTATAATAAATTGTTATGGTATTCCGAGTTCAATATTACGAGTAAGAGAGTATGGTGGGAAGGATAATTCTGACAAACGACCGTCATTTGAAATATCAAGAAAATTTACGAAAGCATTAGGATTTAGTGGTTCTCAATATGTTGAAACAACATGGGTTGATGATAACGATAGTAGTAGAAAACCAGATGCGGTAGAATTTAGATTTAGGTCAGTATCGGGTTCAGACCAAATACTTGTACAAAAAGATACACAATGGGCTATAAAATTAAAAGATAATGGTTCAATTGATAATTATGGAACAGTTTCATTTATGCTATCTGGTTCTGATGGGTATAAAGAAATTAGTTCTTCATTGTTACCTGTTTATGATAAAGAGTTTTATTCGGTTATGTTGAGAAAGGAAAAAATAAACACCGAACTATTGTCTTATCCCTCTTTTGAAGCAGATACTTTATTCAATCCACCATTTATTACTGATGGGGGTGGTAGTGCTGAAGGTGGTAGTGTAAAAATACTTAGTGGGTCTGGAATAGCTAGAACTGGAACAAATTATTTAGAACACAAAAATACTAGGTCAGCTACAGACGCCGCTGATATATCATATACATATATGTACAGAAGTAGTTCTGCTTATCCAACCATGGCTGCATCTGTAGCATCAGTTAGTCAAGGAGAAAGATATACATTTACTGCATATGCAAAAGTTTCTTCAAGTGCTGTTGATTCTGTAGGTGAGATTGATATATTTGAGTTAGATAAACATGGTGATATTACAAATTGGAAGAATGAACGTGATATGGGTCCTAATGGAGATGGAGGATATAAATCTTCTGAACTTATTGGTTTAAATGAAACAGAATGGAAACAACTAAAAGTAAGTAAAACTATAAAATTCCCAAACACTACAGATATTGCAATTAGATTTAATAACCTCAAAAAAGGTTCAACTATTTTATGGGATGACGCGTCGTTACGGAAACATGAGACCAATACAGATGCTATCATTGACCCGGTAGATTATAGTTTATATGTTAAAAAATACGATGCTGGGTTAGATAGAATATTACATTCTAGTAAAACGAATCTTATTATATCAAGTTCTGCTTCACAATCATATAATGCTTCTTGGACTGGTAGTGGTAATTTATTTATTGGTGGTAATTCTACAACACCTTTTAGTGCAGCAAAATTGAGTGGTTCTATGATGGAATTTAGATTATGGACTGAACCATTACAAGAAAGTAAATTTGACAATCATGTTTCAAATCCAAAATCATTTATTGGTAATACTCCATCTTCATCGTACTATAATTTAGTACGGAGGTTTTCATTTGACGATAACATAACTTTATCAGATGGAGATAGAATTCGTGATGTTAGTTCAAACCAAACTTATACACAAAGTGGTAGTGCTCGTGGGTTCGGCGGAAATAACTTTTTCCAATCAGTTGTTGATAAAACAAAAACTATGGTACCAGATTTTGGACCAAGTCGTAGACTTTCAAGTAAAATAAGATTAGAAGAGAATAGTTTAAGTGGTAGTGGAGCGACATTAAGTAAAACAGATAGATGGGATATTAGTTCTAATGATTTATCACCAATTGATTCACCTAAACTTGGTATTTATTTTTCACCAGTAGATGTAATAAATGAAGATATAATTTCTTCATTTGCTAATCTTGATTTTAATCAGTATATAGGTGACCCACGAGATAATTTTGAACCAGAATATAGAGAGTTAAGAGACATTTCAAATGAATATTTTAAAAAGTATTCATTCGGTTCAGGTAGTGCTAATTTTTGGGACTATATGCATATTATAAAATATTATGACCAATCTATATTTAAACAGTTAAAAAAATTAATTCCTGCAAGAGCAAAACCACACTTAGGAACATTAATTGAGGGTAATATTTTTGAGAGACCAAAATCTCCAGTTCAAAAAAATCATCCTACTTTAACTCAACCATATTATGAAGATACTATTAATATCACAACACTTGAAACACATTTAGAACATGAAGATAGTCGTTCACTTGTTATACTTGAAACAGATCCAGCACAGACATATCCAAATTATGATGCAAATATTAATGAACGACTTTTTAGAGAACCGAGTTTATATAGATTTGCTACAAATGATAATTATGAAGATAGAAATTTATATATAAGTGGTTCTGCTAAATATGGCGGTCCTAATTATGTATTTAGTGAACCAACTGCATCAATGGCAACTATAAACAAAATGTCAGACCATAATAAAGTATATAAATTTTTCTATACAAGTTCTGCTGACTTTGATAAGGGTTCAAGACACACATCTGATAGTTATTATCATAAGTATACTTCAAAATCTTTACATGAAACAGATTTAGACCCAGAATATGATAAAATATTAGCATGGAATAGAAGTTTTTTTGAGGGAGTAAAAAATACAGCAGCTACAACATTAAATGGAGATTCACCAATTATTATTAGAATATCATCACCGACAGTTGCAGTCCCATATGATAGTCCAGATACTAATTTAGAAATTTTGGATAATTAATAAAATGTGTAAAAATTTGAAACATATATATTTATTAACAGTAAAGTTATATTATGATATGAAAATCTGTGGAGATATTGAAAATGGGTTTATTAGATAGTTCTACGTTAACTGTAAATGCTATTTTAACAACACGTGGTAGAGAATTGTTATCTACTAATGGTACAGTAGATATAACTAAGTTTGCATTGAGTGATGAGGAAATTGATTATACATTACATGACTGGAAACATGCTAATGGTACTAATTCATTTGGAGTAGTATTAGATAATGCAACAATATTAGAAGCTAGTCCAACTCGGTCAAAACTTAATAGTTATCTTAAAACTGATACTCATCCTTCAACGGATATTAAATTAGCACAACTTAATTATCCTAGATTATCTTGGGAAGCGGAAGTAGGCATTATACCAGAAACAGTAGGTAGAACTGATGAGAAAGAGGAAGATTATACATTTACAATTGAGAATACGAATGTAGTTAGATTTAATCAATATTATATGCATATAGATGAACCTTGGCTAAGTTCTGGTGATTTAAGAAGTGGTAAAATAACTACGTGGACAGCAAGAGCTGTTACAATTAAAGCAAAATTAATAAATCCAAAAGCAACAACCACAGTTACAGTAAAAGGTAATGTTTCTGGAATAACTAAAGTAGTAAGTATGACAGTAATACCTAACCCTGATGCTAAGATATATGCTAAACCTAGTGTAAAAGATGTAACACATCCAAAATTTTATTAAATGGAGTAACAAAATGGGATTTTTAGATAACACAACAATAACTGTAGATGCAATTTTAACGAAGACTGGAAGAAAAAGACTTTCACAAGGAACGTTTAATATTAGTAGATTTGCTCTTAGTGATGAGGAAGTTGATTATAATTTATATGATGTAACTCATCCTAATGGTACCGACTCTTATGGTACAGTTATAGAAAATATGAATTTAATGGAAGCAATACCAGGTAGAACAGGATTTATGAGTTATCTTGTTAATGAGTCGGTAGCAGGTGCTCAATTAATTCTTGAAAGTAAAAACATTACAAATATTGATGCAAATGCAATTGTAAGTATAAATCCAGAAACAACAGGATTCCCAGCTGAAAATTATAAATTTGAAATATCAAATAAAAATATAGTTAGATTTAAAGATAGTTTTGCTGCGAGTATAAAGAATGGAAAAACAGCTTTACTAAGAGCGCAAGTTTTTGGTAATCCATCACCAACTGGTACAGCTACCGTAAAGGTAACAGGGTTAGATTCGGGATTAGGCGGTGTTGTTAGTATATCAGTTAATACTACAGTTGGTGGTACAGGAGATGGTGATGGAGCTGAGGGGTGATACAGGTGGAGTACCACCTAAAGGTGACGAATTAATCCCATAAGAAATATAAAGGAGTAAATTATTATGGCTTTTTATAAACAGTTAGATGAAGATAGTAAAATACAAGATGTTGCTATTGTTACATCTGGAGTATTTCAAGATGGCGTATCTAACATAACAACATTTTTTACATCATCTACGCAGTATTCAAATACTGGTGATTATAGTATTGATATTTACAGATATGATCCAGCTACAAACGCATCCGCATCAGTTCAATTTGGAGTTACATACGGACACGTAGGTGGTAGTGGTTCATTAGGAACAAAAGGAGCTACTGGTGATAGAACTACTGCAGCAGTGTATGGTCAGATTAATAATTTAATTAATCCACCTAATACTAGTAGATTTACATTTAGCGGTAATTCTGACGTAGACCAAGTTTATGCAATTGTTTTTAATAGAGCCCGTATTAGAGAAAAATTAGAACCAGGTGGTTGGGAATTACATTTAAATGCCGGGAGCGGTGTTATAAAATTAATTGACGATTCTTCTACTGGACCGACTACTAATCAAAGAAATTTTGCTCCTGAATATAATGTTGTTAGTGGAACATTAAGTGGTGGAACTACTATAAATGAAGTAGCAACTGTAGATAGTACCAATGGTTCATATGGATCATTTTATCCAAGTCTTGGTGTAGTTTTATTAAATCCTAAAAGATTACAAGTGATACCAGGTGTCGATTCTGGTGGAGTAGGAATGGCTACAGTAAGTGCTTCAAATACTGATAATAGAAACGATAGATTATTATATAATACTATAAAGACAGGTGCATATTTTCAAGCAAAAAGACAAGAAGAAGTAACTTCACGACATTATTTTATTAGAGCCAACGCAGGTCAATTTAATATGACAACTAATGAAACATATTATACAAAGTCTGCTGCAGGTACGCGATTAATAATACCAGGATTACGTACAGATCCAAAAACTTACATAACAACAGTAGGATTGTATAATGATTCTAATGAACTATTAGCAATAGCAAAATTAAGTAAACCAATCTTAAAATCCAAATCGAGAGAAGCACTTATAAAAGTTAAACTTGATTTCTAAGGGGTTCATATATGTCTATTTATAAAAACATTGAACCCGATAATGTTTTAATATCATCTTTTAAGACTCATAAAACTTTTACGTTTACTGAAGCAGATAGTGGTAGTGGACTTTATGTTGTACCTATCATTAAAGGTACAGATTCAAATCTTTATAACTTTAGTACTGATAGTGCAGCTTCTAAAACTATATCTGCAAGTGTTTTTTATAAGGTTCCAACATATCATAATATAAATAATTTATATTATAAAGATATTACACAAATGAGAGGTTATATTGATTATCTTAATGGTGTTCCAACAAGTTCAAATGCAGTTATAGAATATACTTCAACTGATGAATTAGATAATACTACTTTACCATTAAGAAAACCATATACAAGACAATTACATAATTCAGGAACTGTTATAGCTGTACCTCAAAAATTTTATGGTGAATGTATACAACCAACTTCAGTTAGAATTACAGATAATAGTACTGATTCTACTTTTATTTTAGAAGATGATGGTTATGGTAACATTTATGATGTTGATTACTCTTCAAGTTATGCTTCTAAAACACCAGATGCAAATTATAGTGGTAGTTTAGTTGGTAATGTTTTTTATAATGATGGTATTATAGTAATAACAGATACTGGTTCTTATACTGATGTTGCTACAAAAACTGGTGCTGATGGTTTTACGTTAAAGTTTAATTCTACTCAAACAATTTATGAAAGAGAATATGTTTGTCCTGTAAATGAAAATGAATATCAACATACAACAAATAAAAGTTTAAAAGTTGGCTACAGTAGTAGTATTGCAATGGGTCCATTTAAATCAACACGATATACAAATACAATATATGATAAATTTCCATATACTTTAATTGGTTATTCAACTAGTTCTTATAATACTAATGGATATGATATTGGAACAAAATTAATAGGTGAGGCAACTCATTCAGATTTTGCAACTTATGTTACTACTATTGGATTATATAACGAGAGTAAAGAATTATTAGCTATAGGTAAGATGGCAAAACCAATTAAAAACGAAAAAGAGTTAGCACTTACATTTGTTGTGAGATTCGACACAAACTAACGTTTTTTTCGTCATATATATTATATTTATATATGAAATAAAGTCTACACCCTTTTTTAACCAAAAAAGGTTACCTAACATAAAAATACAACAGGGAGATTTATGCGTAAATTTTTCATATATCTCTTGGTGATGATGATGGGAGTGTCCTATGCACAGACACCTATTATCAGATTAATGCAATCAAGAGAATACAATACATCTAAATTTTGGTGGAGAGCTCAAGAAAATTTTAAGTTGAGAGGATACTTGGCTGATGACACTACTGGATTGGCTAATCCGACCAATGGTAGTTATAAGAGTAAAACAAGAGGTGTAGCATATAAGAATAATAACTTTGATGCTTGGAGAGATTCTGTAATGACTATCGCTGTTACACTTGATGACAACGATGCATCTGTAACGGCTTTTAGATTGGATTTAGTATTTGATAATGATTTAATAGATTGGACTCACGATTCAACTCGTGTAGAGAAAGGTGCATACATCAATGGTTGGACTGAGGGAGATAGTTCAGC